GCATCAACGCCAGCCTTCATTCCCCGAAATGCACTAAGCCTTGGGTAGCCAAGGTTAAACATCATATTGGCTACGATTTTTTGCACCTCTTCGGGGAGGTCGTCAAAATCAGAGTACAGCCTACAACAATCTTCCAATACTGTCTCTATGTCTTGCTCGAACGCCTCAGCAACCCTTCCCTCGTCTACTGGAGTGCCAACCGGCATACCATGCTCCGGGTCGTCGTCTTTAACCAGATGGCCTACGCCAAAAGTGGGGTAACCAAGGTGATCGTTATATATTTCGTATTTTATTCCCTCATCTTCTTCGAGTTCAACCCTTAACTCTTCAATGTCCATTAGTCAGTCCTCCGAATTATTCTCTCTTTGTCTTTGGTTATTTCAGAGACAATCTCATTCATCTGGGTCTGTATTTCTTTGAAGTAGTCCGCTTTGTCATCCGCGCTCATCACAGGGTCAGTGGAAACCTGTTTTCTAAAGCGTCGGAGTTCTTTCAACGATTCAGCCAAACTCTTGATGTAATCTGCTTCGAGAGCCACATTCTGTCTCTGTCCAATGTATTTATCTAATTCTTCAAGCCTACCCGTATTTTCATATTCGCTAACTGAACTAGAGAAAAGCATCACTTCTTGGTAAATATCAAAGAAAGACTCCACAGGCCCAGTTCCCTGACCTTCCTGTAGGAAACGGCTGAGGACAGGATACTGATCCAGCCTTCTCGCGGGCCTATCAGGCATACCAGCGGCAGACCTCATGATGCCATCTGCTGCCATAAGGGCATAGCTGCCTAAGGTTCCGGTGTATCCACGAACCAAATGATCGATATTCTCTGCGGGAACGCGAATGTTAAACTTCTCGGAAATTCCTTTAGAAGTCTCAATGGCTAAAGGTGAGACGTAATCAGGATTAGATAAATAAGGCTCTCTCTTTTCATCCCAATAGGTGACGACAGGTCTGCCCGTGAAGGAATCAAAGTTAGCCACTGTTTCTGCGATTGGCAGCATAAATTGAGGAACCGGGTTAATAGCGAATGTCCCCATAAAGTGGCGTTGAAAAGCGCCCCAGTTCCCTGACATTCCCGTGTCGTCACGAACGGTACGCACGATCCTTTCCGGGACAACCTTGAAGAGAACACCAACCTCAAAAGGAATGGGTATCTTGAGGGCCGGGGTGTCAGGAGTTGTGTCGAGACCAAGCCACGTAGGCGGAATAATCCAGTAGTTATCCTTGTCTACTTCAGTAGCGTTTTGGTACCACTCGTTGTCCTCGTCATCCATAGACGCCATAGCATACGCGGTGGACATAGATATGATTGCCAATGCCCTCATGAAGAAGCGCCGTTGCCTTTGCGCTTTGGTCATAGATGATGTAGTTCCCACATCGCCTCGCGCCCCACTACGATAAAGAACGTCAAGGCCCTGAATACGAGCGTTCAAGAATGGGACAACGGCAGAGAAGAAGCGGATGCCATGAGAAGAGCCTTTGCGGCTAAAGTTGATAACATCTAGAGCTTCGGTATTGGCTGCGGCTATATTGCCACCCGTGTCTTTTAAGATTTGATTGTAGACAGCGACTCTGGTTGCGGTGTCTGAGGCCAAGGACAACTTGTCCCACTTATCCCACCAAGCTATAGGACTGAGTCCACCGCGTCCTCGCTGCCTGTTGATTTTTTTGAACAGCTTTACAGCTTCTTTGTCCTGCTTTGCATCGTAGCCACCAACCACCCCAGAGGCCTCCAAAGCCTCAGCGCTGGCATCTTTTGCAATTGTTTTGACAAACCCGGCAACTGTGCTGGGTCCCGGTATCTTGGTGACTCCCGAAGTTGTCCAAGCGGACACAGAGTCACGCAGCATGTTTGCTGCCATAAATCCGGGGTCTTTCGTGATCAATTCACGAAGGAGGTTTGCTGGTGCAGCCATGAGGTCGAGACCCGGCATCTGGAAGTCGCCAGTGGCTCCCAACGAAGCAAGAAGAAGCTCGTCCTGCACCCTGTAGTACTTTGTCTCTCCGTTAACACGAATGCCTACGACATCAGGCGTCGGCTCCACTCTATTGGGAGTGGGAATTCTCTGGGCAAGACCAAGACGTTGAAGGTCTCGAACAGCGCGTGACGCGACCACGTTAGTCAGAACAGATGTTACACCAGCGTCGAAGTTTCTGAGTATGTTGTTGATTGGGTTGTCAATGCGCTGATTGCTCTTTGCTAGACCAACCTTTGCCCTCGGGTTCATTTTCCTTAGTTCGTTTAACCGAGTGGCAGCGTCCTCGGCGTTCGTATAGGACTTACTGTCAGATACGTTATTCACCATCACAAAGTAAAACGGCTTGCCACCCTTCAGTTCTTTAGGAGCCTTAATGTTATAAACATTTTGCAGCACACTGTTGTTAGGAGACGCCCCATCGGGAGTGAAGATAACATCTCCGCTTGCCGTTTCCTGAGCGGTCGGTATGTCATAAATGGCACCTTCATTCTCAAAGGCTTGACGATAGAACGGAAGATAGTCCGAATTGTCTTTCCACAGTTGCGCCGCTTCGCCTGAGATCACACCGGAGTTTTCCATAACCCCAACGAAAGCATTATTCCAAAGCTGGTAGTTTCGATACGCCCGCACAATCGCCGGGTTTTTGGCCCCCTCTTCAAGTGAGAGATTGATCTCTTCCTGAGTAAAGGTTTTTTCACGCCCCTCTGTCATGAGCCTGTTGGCTCTTTTAGCCGCAGCGTACAAGTTAAAACCAGCCCAAAGACCTTCTTGTTCAATTTCTTCAAAAATTTTCGCTAAACCTTTGAGGTCTGCGGTGCTTTCGTAGCGAACAACAGTCTGCTCCCCAGTCACGGGGTCAGTTTCTATGTACTGCGTCTCTTGCTGTAAACGATCAAACGCAGCTTGGAATTTTGCACGGGCTTGATCGTTCTCAAGGTTCTCAACAATGTTCTCATTGATGGCAGTGACTTGACCGCCAAACCTTACAAGCGGGCCTATATTCAAACCAGCGGCAACAACTCCGCGCTTTCTCTCAAGCTGACCGATTGCTGAATTGACTTGAGCCTCAGCATTGATATCGGCAATTTCTTGCGCCCTCTTGCCCATCGCACGAGCACCAGCATAGTTATCAGCTATGTTACGCCTGATCTTGAGCATCACAGAGCGCTTGCTTGGGTCACTCATATCAAAAGAAGACATTATCCGCTGAAAGAATGTCTGATCTTCTGGTGTAGAAATACGATCCTGATAAATCTTTCTAGCGTCAGGAGAGAGATTGTCCTCACTGCGCTTCAGGCTATATTTTCTTTTGAGTGTAAGAACCTCGCGTTCAACTTTTGCGCTCTCTTGTGCGGAGACAGCGTTAGCCATTCCCCGCTGGATAGAAACTTCCATCTCACGAGTGCGGTCTTTTACTCGAATAGCTGGCTGAGGTACGGGGCTGCTGCTCTTACCATCAGAAGCGCCAACAAAACCGTTCTTCAGGTACATGACCTGTGTGTTTGCTAAATTCGGATTCTTTTGAGCGACACCCGGCATAACGGTCGAGACGTAGAACGGCTCAAAAATAAATACGGCAGGGTATCCAGAGCTTTCGTTCTTCCACTCCATCCTCATCTGAGGACTGCCCGTCGCGCCTTGCACCTCAGTTACCTTAAACGGGCTTCCCCCTAAGTTATTCCTGAGCGGCCAATATGCATTTAAGGCGGCTGTGGCAAGATCAGCTATGCTGTTATAGGTACCCCCTGTTCGCTTGGAGGCCTCTACATCGTGCTTCACCATATGCCTTTGGCCGAAACCAAAGGTCTTGTCACGATTACGACTAAACTTGTCAAAGCCCTTCGGCACAAAGACGGTCAAGGCTTTGTTGCCAAACAAAATCCTATGAGAGCCGTTCTCGGAGTGAGGACTTGGAGATGTTACTCTAGATAAGCTCGATGCCTCGTAGGCATCAATCGGTACACTGAACTGTTCGTTGTACCGAGAGAAGCTGTCTCTCTCTGTTAACTGCTCTCTTGAGAGACTGAATTTCGGACCTCTGTCTGCGCGGATTTCCGCATACTTTCGAGCAGCTTGGTCTGAATCTCTTCCACGCTCATTCCGGGCTTGATCGCTGTAAGTTCCAGCCGATTTGAGTTGTTCGATACCTTCTGGGGTTCTGACTTCATCGAATGTCCTTAGGTCAAATATAGCAAGCTGTTCTGCACTATCAGCAATATAGAGTGCGGTGTCAAGCTCATCGTAAATATGGACTGCATCAAGGTAGTACAGGCCATCTTCGGAGTTTAGCCACCCACCAGCGTAGGTCTCGCGATTTGTCGAGTCCGCAACATCCTTCAAGATTTCTGCGTATTCGCGCACCGAGTCAGCGTTAAGCTCATCAGCCTTAACAGTTATCTCGGCAGCCTTTACGGGAGCGACAACGTAGCCAGCAGGGGCGGGCTGACCGTCAATCGTGACGGTAAAGCCTTCAGGGTTCTGCTTGATAAAGTTAAGAAGAGTGTTCTCCGGGGTTTCACGTTGA